GTCAAAATACATCTTGATGTCAGGCCATAGCTTGACCGCTTCGTTAGCTGACTTACACGAATATAAGAACTGAGTAACCTGTGCTGTTACGTTAATCCAACGAACTTGGATTTCTTTGAACTTAGTAGCATACTCCACGACGGGTGCAATCTGAGGGCAGTCTGCTGAAACAGAAGTTTCGCTGTACCAATTAAAATTAGGAGGAGCAACAGTTTTTGAAGGGGGATTAACCTTAAAGTTAAACTGCCTATCTGCTTTGTCAAGAAGGTCAGGATTGTTAATCTCAACTTTTAACCTAACTTCTTGAAGTGTTTGCATCCAATTCTCAGGCATCTGATCTATTAAATGTACATGATCGCCCCACAAGGCTTTAAGTACCCAAGGTTCACGATCAGTAATTGATACAGTCGGAACCTCCCCTAAGGTTTTAAGTTCTGCTTGGTGCATGTTGTTAATCTTAACTTTTACACGCTCCATAAAGTCTTTTGATATGCCTACAAATGCCATGTTAATTCTCCTTTAGTTAGTAAATTTATAAAACTGAACCCTCGGTATCTTCCTTATCTACTTGCACCCACCCTACGAATGGGATTGGTTGTTGTTCCATCTAATTCTCCTTTATATGTTTTAAGAACTCCATAAAAGCAAACACTACCCAAAACACCCACCAATACCAGCTTGCGTCTCCGTGGGTTAGAAAGAACGCAGTTAATAAACTCAACATACTTCCTCCCCTTGTATACGTTTACCTACTCTCCATGCCTCGTACTCAGAAGCATATCCGTTGTCTAACATGAACCCTTGCAACTGTGAGAACTTAGCTTTGAGAATCTCTAAGTCGTTCTGTAAGTTTTGGATTCTACGTTTCAATGTTTCAATTACAACCTCGTTTGGTATATCCATAGTTACTCCATTTCAAAGTGGATGTTCTCGCCATGCGGTGCTTTTATATCTGAACTAATACACCATACAACAGGGAAGTCAGGCTCTTCACCGAAATCCGTATAGCCGTCGGTCAAGCATACAAATACATCAGGCTCGATATTATGCTCTGCACAGTAATCAAAACCTGCTGGCATATGAGTACCACCACCCGAATAGAACGAGATTACTACGTCTTGCCCTTGCTCAAAGACTTCATGCTTAAGCACATCAGTATCTGTGTAAAGAACATGCACCTTAGATGGATTGCATGACTTCATGATTCGAGATACATGCCCGTTGTAATACTCAATCTCTTTCTTAGATATCGAACCAGACACGTCGATCTGCAAGACTACCTCACCCATACAAGGCTCAGTCGCCATGCTTGGTAGATATAAGTCCATGCTTAGGTATCGGCGATTAGGTCTAGTCCATGTATAGTCCTGACGAGTCTTGCCGTTCATGTACCGCTCGAGAATCTCATACCATGGGGTCTTGACGTTAATAATATCTGCAACAATCTCAGCCAACTTACCGCCTAACTTGCCTCGTGCTTTTGCTGCTTGAGCCGCTTGTGCAATCTCGACCTTGGTTGTTGCTTCGATTTCTTTTAACTCAGACTCGGTTAAGTTCTCATCTCTGATGTCGTTACCCAATCCGTTGTCCCACTCGTCGCCGTCGCCTTGCCCTTGACCTTGACCCTGACCTTGCCCCTGTCCCTTACCTTTCGGTGGTTGTACGGGTAGTTCGTCATAGATAGTCTCGGTAGTTTTGTCTTTGCTACCTTGCATATCAACTGTTCCTTCGATACGCTGACCCACACGGGCATCATCAAGCATGTCGTTAATCCATGCATCGCCTGCGTAGTTCCACTTGAATGGATCACGATGTTTGCGACGGGTCATATGCTGACCGATAACGTGACCGATCTCGTGACACAAACCCCATACTACTTGTGGGACTGTCAGTCCTTCGATGAACTTCTCGTTGTAGTAGATGTTACCTCGTGCATCAACCTGTAATGTTGGCTGAGAGTTATCTACTGTTAGTTGCTTCTTGAGCAAGATGCTCGCAAAGAACGGGTGGTCTAAAACAATCTGTGCTTTAGCCTTGTCTATCTTGCTTACTTGGTTCGCCATTTTCATCCTCTAAGTCAGTTATTTTAAGATTTCCATCATCGCTAATACTTACTTCTACTTTACCTGCTGCTACACCTATAAGTGAACGGGTCATCATAACCCCCACAAAAACTGCTTGCCTAAACTTTAGAAAGTAATGGACAGCAAATGATGTTACCGCCATACCATATACAGCCAAACATATCTCTAGGTCTGTCATGCTGGCACTCCCATGAACGCACCCATCTGCGAGGCAATATCGCTTAACTTCTTAGCCGCTTGCTCACGAACGATAGGAGACTCACGCAACCAATTCATATGCTCGGCATACCTACTGATCTCTTTGTTCAACTCGTCAGTTAATTGCTTAACCTCGGGGCTTTCATCAAGCGTCAGCTTACGAGCCATCTCAATACCCTCAACGATGTTCTCGACTGCACTATCTCTAAAGATTGCACCATCTGCACCGATAGGAGTATTTAACTTCTCCACTAGTTTTGCTAATGGGTCTAGCATCTTTTGGATTGTCTCGTTACGAGTAGCTACCTCAACATCGCCCATCAGTTGATCGAATGCTTTCTCATCATCTTCTGATAAGTCAAACAAGAAGTGCTTTTTGTCAGGCATAGGCATAAACTTCAAGTCGAACCCCATCTTCTGTTGGAACTCATTAACAGTTGGATAGTCCTCAGACTTAGCCCGAGAGTTTGTCTGATTCTTACTGCGGTAACTAATATCAAGTTGCACATAGGTATCGTAATTGGGCATATACTTTTGCATCATCGAATCTACTTCGTTGATCTTAGCCCTCATTATCTGTGTGTATTCCATGTATTGAGTATTAGGTAAAACCCTAGGTCCTTTGTCAGCCCAAGCCAAAGTGCGTCGCTTGTGTTCTGTGTAGACCTCACTTGCCTTTGACATGATTTGATTAATCGGATTGTTCTTATCTCTGAACAACTTACTGTTTACTATAAGACTTGAATCATCTAACTGCGATTGAATAATTGACTCGGCTATTGAGTCTCGCTTGGTTAGATTTGCCCTACGCATGGTCAACTTGACCAACATAGCCTTCTCAGATAGTTTAGTTATCTGCATCATGCCCTCCATGTGAATGTTAATTTACCGCCCGACTCTACAAAATGTATTGCTCGCTCACGCTTGTCCCGAACCTCAGGACTGTTTGTGATTTCAGCTAGTGCTTCCTCAACTTCTTTCATATCATGGTCAGTCTCATAATAAAAATAATTGTGACTGTTTTCAGATAGATTCTCTGCTTCCAAATACCAAGGTAATCCGTGTTGGCTTTCCATACGCTGAATAGCACGCTCAGCTTTATACACTTGGTCAAGAGCAAGCATAAGTCTATCTGTAGCAAACTCCCAATTTATGTAGCCATTTTGCGTATAACCTCTTTTCTTTTTAGGTTTATTCAAGATAAACTCAGGTATCTCAAAGCGTTTACGAACTTCGTGGTACATACTTGCCGCATCACCATAACTAAAGGTAATTGTTCCTGCTGCAAGTGCCTTGACCACACGATTTTTAGTAATCTTAGACATCTTGCCTGTGTCCCATGTAATTTCGCATGAGGCATATGATGGTGTGTTTCTACCCATTATGTCGTACTTGTTTGTAATAATTCTTGGCTCTAGGTTAGCCATAAGTCCTCCGTAAGTAAGTTAGTTATCAAATAAGAATACGAATCGATAGTCTTCATTAGGCAAACCTCTGTCTTGGTATTCACCTTCACCTCTAACGCATGCTATGTCAGCAAAGAACTCGTAGTTTCTACACTCAATCCGATAGTAATTCCCGTAAGGTGTGTCGTGCTTTCTATCTGTAACTAAGCCATCAGGGAATATTGAATTTAATGTATTGACTGTCACCCATACTTCACCACGCTTGGGGGTTTTGATTTTCTTCTCAATTGTCATGTGAACATCTGTGCCCATTAGTGTAACTCCTCGTCTTCAAACCGACCGATGAAGTCAGACTTCCTTAACACAGGAGAAGCCAAAGCATCTTTCATACGCTCTAAATATTCAGCTAAGCCTTGAAGTGTTTCACTCATTGCTGATGTTTCACTATAACCACATGGTTCGTTGTTCTCGTTATAGAAGACTTCGCATATTTCCATAAGTGGTTCGTCGCTTTCGTCTTCAGGTTCATGTACAACTACAACTCTAAGATTCCAATGCATGTTATGCCTCCTTTGTCTCATCAATCGTAAAATCAGAACTATCTGTTACTTCGCCCCAAAAACCTTCTTCTTCACAGATTGTTTCTGCCTCATCTTTACTTGTAGCCCAAACTGTTCTTGAGTAATACAAAGTCTCTCGACTTAATACTTCGTATTCTTTTTTCCCTTCCATTCGGTACGCTACTTTTTCGGCTAGCTTCTCGTCGTTCATATTTCCTCCTTTTGTTTGGTGGGCACAGACTTGGCACCGCACATGGTTTTGTCTGTATTAAGGCTGTATCCTAGGACAGTAAAGTTTTCCGCCAACAACCACCCGTAGCTTTTTAGATCATTACATTCGAATTTTTAACTGCCCATGCCACAAATGCTTTAGTTGTTTTGATCTCAGGCTTTAACTTCATAGCATCTGAGACGCACATCACTTGGAACTCGGGAGTCATCTTGTCTACATACTCAGCGACTCGATCAAAGTTATCCTTCGATGTCTTATGAGCCAACGCACCTGTTAACGCATACAAGACCGCAGGATCTTTAGGAACTTCGGATTTACTTGGGTTCATCAAGATCGCATCGACATTGGGTAAGTTCTCCCATATCTTACGGAAGCCCGTGTACTCCGCCGCAGCACCTTCGCCGACATCGCCAGCTACGTTACCAAAGTAAATATCGGTGGGCAAGTCAGTAGGAATCATGTTCACACGCTCCCAATTACGAGGAGTTGGGCAGATTTTGTCAGGGTCAAACGATGAGAGCAAGTCAGGTCTAAACCGCAAGAACTGAATCAATACAGGATCGATGTCGCTCATCAAAGCCCACTCAGACCAATCGTCGATGTTCTCGACATACTCAAATGTACGCACACGACCACGCAGTTTAGATACGATTCGATTCGCACCTGATTTGTCTTTGGTTCGGTTGCCCGTTGCGATGATGTGCGTCTGTGGTGATAGGTGAACCCGACCGCATTTCCGCTCGAGCATCAAACCGCACAATGCATTCTGCATCGGCGTAACAGCGTCAGACAGTTCTTCGAGAATTAAAAGATTGCGACCCGTTTGTAATGCATGGAACTCCTCAGGTGGTTTCCATGTAGTAACCTCGCCATCATTGTTCGGTGTACCGAGCAAATCGACAGGGTCACGCAGAGACGCAAAGAACATCTCCACTTTCTCAAAGCCCAATTCCTTACCAATCTCCTTGGCAAGTGCAGATTTACCGCCACCAGGTGCACCCTCAATATAGGGAACAACTGCATTAGTTGTGTTGAATTGAGCAACGATTGATTGTTTTATGTCAGAGTATTTCATAATGCCTTTCAGTTAGTTAGTAATGCGTGGATAAAAGTATAGCGTGTGTATATCTCTATACACTTGATACCTAGGGTTTACCCTAGTTAGAACTTACCCTTAGTCAGGTAAATAATCTTTGAGATCGATGCCCTTGGCTCGTAGCCTGATGCGTAACTTACGCAAAGCACTCTGTTCGATCTGTCTAATACGCTCTCGACTTGTGCCAAATATCTCGGCTATTTCTTCAAGCGTCATAGCTCTTTGGGCTGATGTTGCCCGATCGTTTGGTCTTGCCTTGTCCATGTTATCCAAGGCTTGTGGTATATATTTTCTAGGCATTCATAGTGTCCTCGGTTCAGATGGGATAACAACTACCTCATAACCCAACTCTTTTATTACCCGAATGTTTAGCGGGGTGAGAGTGGTTTGGTTGAGAAGTTTACAGAATATCTTAGCCTTATCACAGTTCGGATAGATCGTCTGGCTACCATAGTTAGTCTTAAGTTTTACATGTATAGCCAACTTACGACTTAACCTTTGCATCTCCAGCAGCTCATCGAATGCATCTTGGTTGCTAAGATCGGGAACTGTTCTTGCGTTGTTCAAATCCTCGGTGGTAAATGTAGTCATGCTTCCCCCAAAAAGTATGTTATGCATGCCGTGGTAACTACTAAACTCATAACAAAGAACCAATTAGCCCCTGTCAGCACTATGGCTAAAGCCGTAAAAAAAGTCGCTACAAGTAGCGACCAAAGAACTACATCCCATGTATTCATGTTATCTCCTTTTGCATTGCGGTTAGTTTTGCTCGATATACTGCTATATACGCATACCCTCTTGCCAACTTAGCAAACATCTGATGGTCTAATGAGTCAGGGTCTACCTGATCGAAAAGTTCTTCGGCTCTTGCTAGTTCAGCAAGGTGGTCTTCGATTGGTCTGTCTTTGTAGTGCGTAGCCATTATGGTTTGTATACCTCTATTACTATATATAAAACATATAATGCAATAAATATCACGGGTGAAATCATTATAAGTTCACCCACAAATTTAACAAAGTCTTTCCATTCGCTAGTAGGTTTTGACCCTGCATACGCATAGTCAGCGTCTTTGAATGCCTCGGATACCGAGCGTGATGTCCTACCTACATAGTGGTGTATATCTTGGACTTTATGAACCCCTTTGTCGAGTAGGTCTAATCCTTCAACTGTCCCACAATGTATTGGTTTCTTGGATTTAATGCGTTTCATAACTTTAACTCATCGGGTGTCATGGCTTTACTCATTTCGCCACACTCCAATCTCAAGTTCTACGAGTTTATTATCTTCGCAATACACACCTTGAATGTTATATTTTCTATCGTCATGGGATATAACGACTTCGGTTTCAAATGGGATACCAGCTAATGCTTCAAACAAATCTGCTATGGTTATCTTCCCAAACTCACTTCTTTCTTTGATATTCATTTGATTAATCCTCCCTTGTTGTTCAGACCTTTTAGGTCTTCTCTATTAGTAATCAGCATATAGTTTGATTTATGCATGGGTGCAACTGTATACATCTTAGCCTTTTGTTTGGCTAGTGCATCACCGCATTCGATGCATGTAATGGGTTGATTGTTTTTAGTTAAGACCTTCGCCCGCTCTGGGGGAACATGACCTCCATAACAAGCTACACACAAATAATTCATTTGATGACCTCCTATTGGTTATGGTCTTGTTGAAATCATGGTGAATTGCTTATCTAGGCTATCCCATGTTTGTTGGCGATGGGTTGAATGGAAATCCATACTGCTACGAAAATTTGGGCTAATGCGTGAAATTAATCGAATGATGCGGTGATAGGTGCGACTAAAAAGTTTCGTGGATTGAATGGATTTTATGTAGTTTTGGGGTGGATAAAAAACGGATAATTAGAATGGATAATTACAACCCCCATATAAATCAATGAGTTGCGTGTAATTATCCGTTTTGCCATTTTTGGGAAAATACCCCCCCATATAACCCACATACGAGAATATATTCCCGCCCGCACATGTAATCCACAGGGTATTCTCTAAACTTTTTTGTATTAAATATTATTGGATAATTGGATAATTGGATAATTACCCTTGTAGGCTACTGATTTCATTGGACTTTCTAATTATCCATGTTGCACTGCACAAACTCAAAACGGATAATTAGCGGATAATTGTAATGAAATCAATAACTTAACTATTTTATGCTAATTCTTACTGCCAATTCCAACACACCCTCGGCATTTGGGCGATAGATTGCAACACTTGATGGTAACTTAGCCTTGGGTTTACGACTGCCGTAGGTTTGTGGTGCATACGCACCCTTGTATGGGGTTGCACGATTCCATGAGTTGCATTGAAGGGCATAGGACATAGTATGAGTTCCGTATATGTTATGGATTTAATGTAGCACCCCCCGTAGGGGGTGCAGGGTGCAATTACGCTACTTTAACTTCAGGCTGAACGAATGCTTGCTCAGCGTTGTAGCGGTCTTGTGCCTCTTGCAGATAATCATACAAGGGCGAGTTTTTGATTTTGACAGAGCCATCAGCAGATTTCTTGAAGGCAGAGTCAAGGCGTTTCATCAGCGAATCAAACATAGTCTGTACATCATACTCAGACACAATGTTTTCGGCTTTAGCGGTATTCCAAGGTGTAGCCAATAAAGCGGTTTCATCGAAAGTAATGCCGTCAACCTTGTAAAAGGCGAACTTCTTATCTTCTTTGAGGTACGCAAATTGACCATGCTTTTCAAAGAATGCAACCAAAGACTGACGACGGATACCCGTAGGTAATACATCAAACAGTTTTTGACCAAACCGAATGTCGCCATGCTCAATTGAATAACCAATTGCATTGACGGCGGCGATTTGAATCTCGGACTGTAATTCAGTTGCAGACTTACCGATTGAGGCAATTTTTGCTGATAAATCGTTGGCGGATAGTAGAGCCATGAGATATTACTCCTAAGTTAGTTAGTCAGAATCAAGCACACTATTGCTAATGCACTTGATAAAAACCCCTGATTGTTATGGGGTATCGAGGTTTGACCTAATACCTTTGCAATCAGGGATACAAAATCTCATAACCCTTGCTAGTGCTTTCCATTGTTTTCGCACACTAGGGGACATACACATATTACATGAGGCACTTCGGCTTATCTCAGGTAATGTACCCTACTCTTGCTAGGCAAGTTGCGGTTCGCTCAGGAGTTGCGTATAAGTTCTACGCATTTTTCTCGGATACTATCCCGCTAGGCTCGGCAAGTTGTATGCTTACTGTGGCAATCAGATGACTCATGCAATTCAGCAAACAACAGCTAAACACTATGTCTGAAGGATACTCAGGTACAGACAAACCCGTAGCGATGTTCTGCGATATAGGCACAACGCTAAGCGATATGACCTACACCATAGGCAGGACGCTAAGGGACTACCCCCCTGACCAGAGGGGGTGGGGGGCGGGGGCTATGCTTACGTATTGGCCGTAATGCGCCCGGTAAAAATATGAATATACACACGTTGTATAGACATTAACATATTTGTTACTTTAAGTGCCCTTAGGTAATGTTTATGTTACAAAACACACTTCACTGTTGTATCCGCGCAACACTCAAGTACAATACACACGGGTGGCTAAGCCGACAATCGAGGACATGGCAAGTGAGAACTTTTTCGGCTTTCTTGCTCACAGCTAGCAGACCATAAAATTGACACCCACCTCTAAGGGTTTTCCCTATGTTGACAATCTACATACAACCCATTACATTCACGCCATGCCATACAAAGACCCGAACGACCCAAGAAAGCTAGAAGCTCAGCGCCGGCATTATGAGAACCATAAGCAAAAGGTAAAGGACGCTGTAAAGGCAAGAAGAAAACGACTTCGTAAAGAATGGCATGCTTTTAAGAAAACACTGCAGTGCACCAACTGCACAGAAAACCATCCAGCGGCATTGGACTTTCACCACGTAATCAGAGACCCCTCGAACAAAAAGGTTTTTAAACTAGTCCATGACGGGATGATTAAACAGGCGATAAAAGAAATCCGAGAGAAATGTATCGTATTGTGTGCAAACTGCCATAGAAAGCACCACTATGCTGAACACCACTCCAAAAAACCAAAATCAAAAAAGCGTTCTAAAAATAGTATTGACAACAGCCACACATGATGTATGATGCACAAAAACCAAAGGAGAAAAACATGGTAACCGAAGCAATGAAAAAACTTTTAGATTATTTCCGTCCAAAGGCCCAACCCCAAGCGCCACAACCCGTAGAACAAGTTAAGCCTGCTCGACCCAGAAAAGAGGAGCGTAGGGCTGTTGCAAAACCAGCGGCTAAAAAAACAGTTGCGAAGAAAGCGGTTAAGAAATGAAACGCCATAATTTCTTTTTACCCGACCCAGTTATGGTGGAGCTCAGAGCTCTAGCAGAAAAAAGGCATACAACCGTTTCAGAACTTATTCGACAGGCCCTAGTTGACTACCTTGATGGACGACGAGTTACTACCGATACAGCCGCCTCCACCGGCGCTTGATATACCCCAGGAGATGATCCTGGCTATAGCTGTAGGAATGGAAGACCCCCAGGAGATCGCTGCTCGATATGGATTCGAAAACACGCGGTGGACTTCGCTCCAGCAGTGGAAACCATAAAACTTGGTGCTAAACTTGGAGACATGGAACCTAAGGCAAATGCCCAGATAGCGGCAGGTCCAGGGTTCAGTATCACCATAAATTTGGCGGACACAGCTAAGAAAACCATCGACATACCTGCTGTAGAGGAAGTTAAGCAAGTCCCTCAGTCTAAACAGAAAAAACTGAAAAATGAGTAACTTACAGTACACTCCGCCGGCATCGGTTAAGGAGTTTTTGACTTCTGACGCCTTTATTTCCCTTATTGTGGGGCCAGTGGGTAGTACGAAAACTACTGCTGGGATTATGAAAATAGCCTACCATGCGGCGAAAATGGCCAAATGTAAGGACGGAATACGACGTTCTAGGGCGATTTGGGTACGTAATACACGAGAGCAGCTGCGGGATACCTCAATTCCTGACGTACTACGCTGGTATCCGGACGGCCAAGCGGGGACGTATCTCAAGTCCGAATATAAATTTATTCTGAGGTTTGACGATGTTGAGTGTGAAATTCTTTTTCGTGGTCTCGATGATTCTAATGACGTTAGGCGGTTATTGTCTTTACAGGCTTCTTTTGGAATTTTGGACGAGTTTAGAGAAATTAACCCCGACATCTTTAACGCGCTACAAGGTCGTCTTGGCCGTTTCCCTTCTAAGTTGGATAACGGCGTGGGTTGTGTCGATGACAACGGTACTTCTAACGCTCATATTTGGGGGATGACCAACCCGCCCGATATGGATACGTTCTGGGAACAGTACTTATCGGAGCCACCACACAACGCAGAATGCTTTTTCCAGCCTAGCGGACTATCCCAAGAGGCAGACTGGCTTGAGTTTTTACCAGAGGGGTACTATGAAAATTTGGCAGAAGGTAAGTCAGAAGACTGGGTTGATGTTTATATCAACGCGCAATTTGGTAAATCGTTGTCCGGACAGCCTGTGTTTAGGGCTTTCGATCGTGATATTCATGTGGCTGAAAAAGAGTTAAACTATATAAAATTGTCCACGAACCCGCTAGTTATTGGGATGGACTTCGGCTTAACCCCCGCCTGCACTATATCGCAGGTTGATCCGCAGGGAAGATTTTTGACCTATGCAAACTTAGTATCTGATGGAATGGGGACTCTTAGATTCACAAGGGAAAAGCTCAAACCCTTGTTATCCAACAAATTTCCCGGTATGCCTGTGCTAATTATTGGCGATCCAGCTGGGCAACAGAGAGCACAAACAGATGAGCGAAGCGTGTTTGACATTCTAAAAGCAGAAGGATTTAGGGTAATTCCGGCTAAATCGAACAGCATTGTGGCTAGACTTTCTGCCGTAGATGCACTTTTAACTCGTATAGTTGATGGAAAACCAGCTATGCTTATCGATCCGAGCTGCAGAGAATTAATAAATGCACTAAGAGGCGGATATAGGTATAAAATTAAAAATAATGGCGATACCGATGACAAACCGGAGAAAAACGGTTACTCTCACATTGCGGACGCCTTTCAGTATGCGTGTTTGCATGCAGATGGAAACATTACAGGTGATGTGTTAAGCCGAAAAGCAAGAATCATAAACAAAACTTCATTTGTTTGGGAATAGGGCTTGACAGATCAATGGTTTATCACTTATAAAGCAGGTATTGACATTTCGAAATAGTCTATGGATGCTGCGTTAAATATTACAAACGCGACTGCCCCCGGTTATACAACCGTTGGTGGAATCGTGCCAATCAAATCAATTAAGCAGCTCCAAGAAGAGGAGCGTGCTGCAGCCGTCACTGCAAATTCTAGTCCAGTAGTACAGAATCTTGCTGCGTATATCAAACAGAAGTGGATGTACGCTCGTATGGCCAAAGAATACACAATTGAACAGCAAATGCTCAAATGCGTGCGTGCACGTCGCGGTCAGTACGACCCTGATAAGTTAGCCCAGTTGCGTGAGCAAGGCAGTTCTACAATTTTCATGATGTTGACTTCTAACAAATGCCGTGCGGCTTCAAGCTGGCTACGTGATGTTGTGATGTCGACTCCTGAAGAAAAACCATGGGCACTACGACCAAGTCCGATTCCAGATATGGAACCAGATATTCTGCAAGACTTGATGATGCGTGCTCAGCAGCAGTTAGAGCAGATGCTCATGTCAGGTATGAACCCAAGTGATGTTGAAGTTCGTCAGATGCTGCTTGACTTGAAAGACGCTGCTTACCGCCAGCTAGGTGAGATTGCAGAAGAAACTGCAAAGCGCATGGAAAAGAAAATGCATCAGCAGATGATCGAAGGTCAGTGGACTACGGCGTTTGCTCAGTTTGTAGATGATCTAGTTACATTCCCAGCTGCAATTCTAAAAGGTCCAGTTGTTCGTAATCGTCCAGAACTCAAATGGGTTAAGCTGCCTGGCGGTGGGTACGATCTACAAGTTCAGAAAACTTTAGCATTAGAGTGGGAACGAGTAAGCCCATTTAATATTTACCCCGCTCCTGATTGCTCAACCATTAACGACGGGTATCTAATTGAAAGACACAAGTTATCAAGGGCTGATCTTCACGAGCTTATTGGAGTTGATGGCTATAGCGATGGAGCCATACGTCAAGTACTTGAAGCTTATGGAAAGGGCGGCCTACGCGAATGGATCTATGTGGACCTTACTCGCGCAACAGCTGAAGGTAAATCTACAACTGCTGCAGGTCAAAACCCATCAGAATTAATTGATGCACTCCAGTTTTGGGGCTCTGTACAAGGTCGTTTGTTAATTGACTGGGGTATGTCCCCAGAAGAAGTTCCAGACCCAATGGCTGAGTATCCAATCGAAGCATGGCTTATCGGCACATGGATCATCAAAGCAGTTATTAATCCAGACCCATTAGGTCGTAAACCTTATTACAAAACCTCTTACGAAGAAGTTCCAGGAGCGTTCTGGGGTAATGGAGTAGCTGATCTTTGCCGTGATACGCAAGATATTTGTAATGCTGCGGCTCGTAGCATAGTAAACAACATGTCTTTGGCTTCGGGCCCACAGGTTGTGTACAACATCGACAGATTGCCTGAAGGTGAAAACATCACTCAGTTATACCCCTGGAAGATCTGGCAAGTTACATCTGACCCATTAGGTGCAAATCAAACTCCTGTATCTTTCTATCAACCAAGCTCGCAAGCCAATGAATTGATGGCGGTATACGAAAAATTTGCTACTCTTGCCGATGAATACACAGGCATTCCACGATATATGACCGGCGGTGCACCCGCAGGCGGAGCAGGTAGAACTGCTTCTGGTATGTCGATGCTTATGACAAATGCAGGAAAATCTATCAAACAAGTCATCGCAAACATCGATGAACACGTTATTAAGCCATGTATTGACCGTTTGTATTACTACAACATGCGGTATTCTGACGATCCAGATCTCAAAGGTGACGTAGATATTGTGGCTCGTGGTGCTTCCTCGATCCTTGAAAAAGAAGCTGCACAGCAACGTCGTAACGAATTCTTAGGTATTGCGCTCAATAGTCCTGCGGCTCAGCAAGTTGTCGGTAT